CATTGTATTACCACTTTCAAATTTTATAGTTCCTGAGTACATTTGATGAAATTTACTCATTAATTTAACCGCAGTATCTCCTAAAATCACTTCGTTTTCTCCCTCAATGACTAAATCTTTAGAAAGTTTATCAATTAATTGATATGTTATAGGTTTCATATCACAATAAAGTATATTTTCTTTTACTTCAGTTTCAAAACCTGCTTCTTTTTGTGTAAATGCAATTAAATAGTCTTTTATCTTATTGTTTATTAATTCAACATTAGCATCTGAATAGTCATTAAATAACCCATATGACACTCTTTTTTGTTTTATATTAACATAGTTTGAAGCCCAATTATAAAATGTTTGTTCAGTAAATGGAGAGTAATTAGATACCCAAAATTGGTGGTAAATTTGGGAAAAAGATTCAGGTGTTGGTGTACCTGATAAAAATATCATTGGTAACATATGAAACCTTTGAGCGAATTCTTTAGTATATTTACCAGGTTTAGGAAAAGCACCAAAACGGTGGTGTTCATCATGAATAATTAAATCAAATTTACCTAATACTTTACTCATAGATTCATCGTTAATTACTTCTAATTCAAAGTTAAAATTAAAGTTATTATAATCTTCTAAAATAGATGAAATAGCTTTTTTCTTTGTTAAGAATAAAACTCGTTTAGCTCCATATAATTTCGCAGTATTTAAAGCTGTTAATGTTTTTCCTGTTCTGACTTCCATTGATAGATAAACTATCTTTTTATATTTTAATACATTAACTGCTTTTTCTGATATTTCTATTTGATAATCTCGTAAATTCATTTAAAATTTTGTTTAAAATAGTTTAATTTTTCCTCTAGCATTTGATTTTTACGTTTCTCATTTTGTAAATCAATATCTAGTTTAGTAAATTGATATTGAATAAATAACAATCGTTTTAAAGTATTTTCTGATAGCTTTGTATCTATTCCTTTAGATTCCTGTTTTAAGATAGTAGCTTCGGTTCTAAATGCTAAATTCTTTAAATAATGAAAAGCCACGTTAACATCAATTTCTGAACGTAAATTATAATTTATTATTTCATCTTTTGACAAAGTAATATTTTGATTTATTAATTCTTTTTTAATTGAAATAAAAGGAGTGTTTAATATCACTCCTTTAGGTTTACTTAATTCCATTTTCTAATTCAATTTGTTCCCAAATATCCAGTGTTTTTGGATCAACTTTAGTTTTGATTATTTTAAACTTTCTAATTCCGCTAGGAGTAACAGTTTCATATTGGTAATTGAAAAAGTCACAATATTTTTTTATATAACTTGTAACTTTATTTTTAGTTAATTTATTTCTATCAAATTTATTTACTAATTGATTTTCGTAAAAAGTGTAAAACCATGTTGACTCAATCCATTCATCTGACTTAATTTGATTAATACAATCAATTAATTCTTTTGTTATTTCAACTTCTAGTTTTTTAAATGGTAAAGAAATACTTTCATATGACATTAAACCATTTTTAAGATACTTTTTTAAACATTCAATCATATAACAATCAAAACGTGCAAATTCAGCTTCGTCCCAATCATCAAAAAACATATGACCAAAATAATCTTTAGGTGCATATTTAGCGTTAAAAAAAGAACTTAATTCAACTTCGAATTTTCTAGCATCATGCGAACCTCCTGTACCTTTTAACACATAGTTTGTGGTTATTAATATCTTTGGACTATCCTCAACAGGCAATTTAATAGTATCTTTTCCTTTATAGGTAATTTCTATTCCTTCAGTAATTACAGAAAATAGATTTATAAATTGAAAGTTTGGTTTAACATCATCAAAAACTAAAATTTGACAATCTGTTTTTATCCCTTGGTAAGGAAAAGGATCGTTAAATGAAAACTTTTTACCGTCAATAGATTGAACTTTTTTAAGTTGTTTAATTGCATTCCAAAATAAACCTTTTCCACTCCTTCCATTTGGTTCATCTGAAATCATCTCATCGTTTAAAACAATAGCTTTATTTTCGCTTTTTGATTTATATGAGTGAACTAAATAGCCTATAACAGTTTGAAAAGTATTGTAACGATCTACATTTTCACCGCTAATTTTCCAAATAAACTCTCTATATTTACTTTGATGATGATCACTTTCAATATAATTCCTTTTTATAACCTGGTCTTTCCAAATACTTAAACCAAAATCGCTGTAAGGTTTTAACACTTGACTATCTTTTTTAACCTCAACAACTCCATTTTCATAAAATAAATAACAAGTATCTTTCTTATCTCTAAGTAAAGAAATTTCTTTACTTTGTATCATAGATAAAAAATCACGTTTAAAGATATTAGTTTTTGAAGTCATCAAATTATAAACAGGTTTACTTTGTATCTCATTTTCAACGTAATTTAATACAAAATCTTTAACATCTACCTCATCTTTTATTTCTAAAAATATATCATTCTTTTTTATAATATTAAAAGAACTTTGATCGTTTGGTTTACATTTAAAAAAATCATTTATTTCTAGGAATTTTTTAAAATTATAGTTATCTAATGATAGTTTACCATCTTGACTAACCGTATAAAATGGTTCTAAATTATTATAGTTCATATATTTTTAACAAAAGATCCATTAATCATATTACCTTTTCTTTTAGCAATAACACTGTATGCCGAATTTATACAATCTTCTAGGTTATAACCACCTAATTTAGCTAAGTTAACTAATACTATTGTACAATCTCCTAAAGCGTCTATAAACTCGTCTTTATCATCTTTTATAATTGCTTTAGCTAATTCACCTGCTTCTTCTTGTAGTTTAATGTACTGAGTTTTTACATCTCCTTTTGCAAATATTCCTTTTTCTTCTGCCCAGTCTCTTATTAACTGAAATTCATTTGTCATTTTCATAATTCTAAATTTAATTGTGTATTTACTATTTTTGATTTTCTATAATCTGGCTTATTTCCATTTAAAACTATTCCATTTATAACATCTCCAACTTTTAACTTTAAATCTTTCATAGGTCGTTTACCATTCTCGTGCCAAATTACATCATTTAAGCCAATATTTAACTTATATGTAATAATATTTTTTTCATAAGGACCATCATATGGTCCAATTATTGATTTAATTACTGCTTTCATTTGTTTCTATTTAAAAAATTATTATATAAATGCATGTCGTTTACAAAGTGAAAATAAGATCCTACTTGTATATTTAGTTTATTAGATACTAATTCTTGCAATTTTGAGAAACAATATTGATCGTTTCCAAAACCATACCATAAATCATTAGAACGCATCATAACTGACATATTTAACTTATTATCTATTATTCTAAAGTTAATAGCATAAGTACATGGCGTATCGTTTTCAAAATTGTATCTATTTTTAGCATCATAAATTGAAATAGATGCTCTTCTAGAATTTTTATTTCTCTTTAATTCATCTATTACGTATTGTAATTGATTTCCTTTATTCCATTGATAACCATAATTAGAGTTAACATGACCATGTTTATCCATACATTTATACCATATCTTTGCTTTCTTAGCTATTTCAGTAGCATCACTATTTCCTGATAAGTACCATTGCCATTCGTATTCAGCATATTCATTATTGAATTTTCTAAAATCTGTTTTTATTATCCTATCTATAGGATTTTCAATATAAAAACCAACGTTAAAAATAGCTTTAGTGTCTTTTGTAACTATACCATTATTATTTATTTCATTATAAAGCTTTTCAAAAGCTTCTGTAGCATTTTCATATCTCATCTTTAAAATCTTTTAAGTCATTCCAATCTCTATAACTATCAATACTTTCTTCAGATATAGTTGTTTTATCAGAATCTCCAGCTACTGAAAAGAACCAATCTCCTTTTTCTCCATATTTATTTAAATAATCCCATCCCTTAGCATCGTAAGTAGATTCACAATTAAACTCTTTTGGTATTAAATCAGATTTAGCATTAAATGGCTTATGATAACTCATAAATTTAGCTCTACCTAATTCTCCTTGTTGAATATTTCTAGCTACTGCTACATTGAAAAATTCAGTATCAGGTAAAGCTATTTGTAAAGCTCTAGACAATACACCTGTAGAAATAACACACCACATTCGTTTAGGTTTTTCTTTATCTTTAAAGAAGTCATAAATATTTCTTATTGCACATGCTGTTACCAATTCATGTTGTAAACCTAAAGGAATAAATAAAGCATTTCTTTTATTAGCATATTTCTTAGCTATTAAATTAGCATTAGGCATTGCAGCTATTCTAACAAATAAAGCTTTTGAACCATATTCTATGCATAATCTTTGATGTTCAGAAGATTTTTTACTAGATGGCATTATTAAAGTTAAATCTTTATTGTACTTTTTACATAAATAAGAAAGACTTATTCCAGCAAATCCTTTTCTAGGTTGAACGTAAACTATCTCTTTTTTATTATTAGTTTGCATTAATAATTCTCCGAAACGAGCTTTAGCACCTACTGGATTTGAAACTGATTCATCTATTACAAAGAATCCATTAACTTCTTTAACTGAAAAATCATTGAAACTACTTTTAAAATCTTTAGTTAACTCTAAGTAGTACTCTAAATCTCTACCATTTGAAATGTCTTTATTTTCTGTACCTATTTGCTTATTTAGAAACATTGTTTTTATATTTTATACCGTTATTATTAATTATATGGTCTTCTGATTGAAAATTTTCAATATATCTTATGAAATCACATGCTACGTCTTCCATATCGTAAGGTTTAGAATATCCACCAGTTATTTCACATAAATATCTTAGAGCTTCATCTGTCTTCATGTTAGGAAGTATTAACTTTAAGCATTTTTTAGCATTAGAACCTACATAAGTATCACTATTTCTGTCTACTAATTCTGGAAAATATTCAGCCATATCCATTGAAAAAGCTGTTAAAACGAAGTTTTGTCTATTGTAACCTTTAGCCATTAACCATTTATTACCTTCATCTACTACATTTTTTATGCCTAAACCTTTATTATTATAAATATATTCAATTAAATAATTAGTTAAATTTCTAGATTCTTTTATAATAAAGTTTCTTAAACCTCCAGTAATCATTGGTAGTAAATAACCTTTAACATCACAGAATTTACTATCAGGAATAACATCATCTAAAATCCAATCATCATATAATGAAAAACCTCTTCTTAATTCTTCAACAATCCAGAAATTACCAAATCCATGTGTTCCAAAAGGATCTTGACCTTCTTTTTTATGTTTGTAATTAATACCAGAACCACATAATCTAAATAAATAACATAACTTAATAAAATTTTCATCTGTCATCCTGTCTTGTAAATTATTAAAATAAATTCCATTTCCTTTAGGATCATTTTCTTTATATTTTATAGCCTCTAACAATGAACTAAAAGCTGCATATCTTCTATTAACAACATCGTAAATTGGTACATTCCAAATTAAATCGTCGTTTATATCTTGTTCAGTGTAATGATGACCTTCGAATTTTAATTCTTGCATCATTTTTGCTTTTCTATAGTATTCTTTAAATATATCTAACATTAGAATAAAGTATTAGTTTGTGTTTTTATTAATTCATTAGCAAACATATATGAAGTAGGTCTTAAATGAACTGACTGCTTTGCTTCCATATCGTTAAAATTTAATTCTTTTTCATAATCAAAATTCCATTTTAGAACATTCCATTTATTATTATTAGCCATAATATTTAGCATCTTATTGAAAAATAATACCATTTCTAATCTTTCTTCACTACTACCATTGAAATTTTGACCTTTATATTTACCTGTACCTGGTATTTTTCTATTTTCATTTTCTATAGGCAATAATTCTACTAAAGTTATTTTTTTCATTTTTAGATCTTTTAATTGTCTTTCTAAATCTAAAATCATATCAACTATTGAAGTTAATCCATATCTACAAATATGAAATCTAATATCAATGTTTCCTGCATAAAATACTAATTCTTCTGTAAGACTTTCTACATAATTTGATATACCATCTTTTAAAAATCCATGTAATGTTTTTCCATCATTTCTACTTATAGAATAACCTGGTTTATAAATAGATATAGAATGACTATCTCCTAATATAAGTTTATTAAAACAATTACTTAATTCAATTACATTTGGAATACGTAAAACATCATTAAAATCTTTTAATTCTTTTCGTTTTTTACACATATCATTATAATCTATTAATTCATTTATAGAAAATAAATCACCTTTAAACTCTTTAAACTTATTTAGTCTTTTTATAGTAGATTCGTTAACACCACCAAAGAAATTATATGTTCCTGATTTAAAATTAACACCTTCATTTACTATTAACGTATCATAAGAATCCCAATTATCTTTCTCATTAAGTATATCTATTTCACAATTAAAAAATTCATCAATTATTGATTTAGATACATACGTCCATCCACCATTATGAGAATTTAAACTTTTTACTGGGTTTGATATAACCCCAATCATTCCTACCTTTTTCATGTTTATTTATTTAAAATATTATTTAATGAACCTAAATAAGCTACAGCATCTAATAAATTATCTTCTTTATTAGAATATGATTGTCTTGATAATTTTAAAGCTATCATGCAATTATACATATCTATTGTAGTTATTTGCTTAGACGACATTAAAGAAGCTATTTTAGCTGCTTTCTCCATACCTTCTTCAAAAGGACCATACATCCTTTCTTTTTCTTCTGATCTAAGATTTACTATCTCATTTGCTTTTTCTAAAATGTTCATAAAAAAAATGTTTAAAAACGTTAAAACCCATTTGAGTAAAGTGCCGGAATGACTTTAAACAAATGGGTTTTTTAAATAATATCTTTTGGAAGTTTCCGGCTTACCTACTGCAAATATACATATTATTTTTTAATATATGACAATTAAATGTTTATTTATAATGATTATAAATAAGAACTTAATACAGTTTCGTATAAACTTATTTACAACTTTATACGACTTAACTAATTGATAATCAAAGAACATTAGAAAACATTAAAAAACTTATTTAGAACTTATTTACTTATAAGTAATTGATTCTTAATCATTTACTTAGTTACTGTATTAAGTTTTTACTTTTTTTTTCGGAAAAATATTTTTCAAAAGTTTTAAACTAACTAGGTTTTTTTTTGAAACTTTATACGAAACGAGATTAATTAATTAATATTCAATATTTTATTAGTAAATAAGTTCTAAATAAGTTTAAAAAAACTTGTATAAAGTTTATTAACTTAATACAAAATATAGTATTTTTTGTTCTTATTTATAATCATTATAAATAACGTTTTTTTTCTTGAATCCCTAATTTTTTGTTGTTTTATCTTGATTTTATAATCATTTTTAAGCATATATTTATTTTGTTCTATTAAATTTTGATCGTGAACAGATAAATTTTTACATGAAAATAATAAAAGTATAAGTAAGTATTTCATAAATGTAAAGTTAATAAAAAAAAGCAACCAAATTAATGATTGCTTTTAGTGTTATTCTAAATTTAAATATTTTTTTTTGTAATTTGTAATAGCATAACCAAACAATTCTTTTTTATTATGTTTTAAAACTATTCTATCTCTTGTCTTGTATAACGTACAAAATAACTTTTTAAAGTTCTTTCTAGATAAGTAAACCTTTCTATGTTTATTAGTCATTAAAGTTGACCTTTTAACGTAATTTTCGTATTTTATTTCGTTTGTTATGTCTTCCATTAT